GAATGTATCGAGTGCGGGCACAAGATGGAGTCAGAAGAGCATTGTGGAAATGTCAAGTGCCCGAAGTGCGGAGGGAAAATGCGGCGGGCGGAGCGCCCAGGTCCAGGGCAAGAGAGTGCTGAAGAGTTGCCATTTACCTTTACGGCGAGTTCAACAAACACTCACACTAGAAACAGTGTTGATATTGCTGTTCACCAAACAGATGGTACTACTTGGTATGACAGCGTGCCAGATTATTCAAAGACATCGCCATTAAGCCAATCGGAAATTAAGGATGAGCTTGATTATGCGACAAGCGTTATACGGGACAATGTTTTATCAGGCGAAGCTATGGAGGTAGCTTGGAGTGTGGTGCGGGAAATCATGCGTTTATCAGGCGACGATATGCCTGTCGATATATTGGAAAAGGTTGGGGCTGTCCTAAGCTCTAAGAATAAGGGGAATTTGAAACAGGCTCAAAACCTCATTCAAAATGTTCTGGATAGTGCTGAACCACAAACTCAGGAAGAGGAGAATTTGGATGCTAGTCAAATAACAGTCGGTGATATCCGTCGTGAATTGCGACTAGCATTAGGTTTACAGGAGGATAAATAGATGACTATGGAAACAGAAATGATTAAGGAGGATCTCAAAGCCACAGTTCAAGAGATTCTTGAAGAGGCTGGTCTTTCGGACTTGAAGGAGACTATCAAAAAGTTTCAACCTGGCGATAGTGACCCGAAGGTTACGCTGGATGAGGCTGATAGACCGTTCAAGAGCTTTGGCGAGCAGTTAACGGCTGTTATTAGGGCGGGAACTGGTGGGGAGTTAGACCCACGCCTTAAAGCAACTGGTATGTCTGAGGGTGTGCCCTCGGATGGTGGCTATCTGGTGCAGACTGACTTTGCGACTGAGTTGCTCAAGAGGGTTTATGAGACAGGGCAGGTAGCTTCACGGTGCAGGAAGATACCGATTAGTGCAAGCTCCAATGGGTTGAAGCTATTTGGCATTGACGAAACAAATCGTGCCACTGGTTCACGTTGGGGTGGTGTACAGGCTTACTGGCTCGGAGAGGGCGTAACTAAAACGGAAAGCCAACCGAAGTTTCGCATGATGGAACTTGGCTTGAAAAAGCTCATTGGTATGTATTATGCAACCGATGAACTTCTGCAGGATGCAACGGCTCTTGAGGGAGTTGTTAGCGAAGCCTTCAAGGAGGAGTTCGCTTTTAGGCTGGATGATGCCATTATCAACGGGACTGGCGTTGGGCAGCCGCTTGGCGTTCTGACCTCAAGCTGCAAAGTTACCGTTAGCGAAGAGACGGGGCAGGCCGCTGACACACTGATTGCTGAAAACGTTATCAAGATGTGGGCACGGATGTGGGCGAAGTCAAGGGCTAACGCAGTTTGGTTTATCAATCAGGACATCGAGCCTGCATTGTTTACCATGACACTGGCCGTTGGCACTGGTGGCATTCCCGTCTATATGCCTGCTAATGGGCTGGTAGACTCGCCTTATGGGAAGCTAATGGGACGGCCTGTTATTCCCATTGAGCAGTGCGCTACCCTGGGGGATATTGGCGACATTATCCTTGCGGATATGAGCCAGTACATCTTGATCGACAAGGGCGCTATGCAGTCGGCGAGTTCTATACACGTCAAGTTTACTACCGACGAGACAGCATTCCGCTTTGTCTATCGGGTTGATGGGCAACCACTGTGGAGTTCGGCGCTTACACCCTATAAGGGCAGTAATACGTTGAGTCCATTTGTAGTTGTAGAAGGCCGATAGGCGAACGGATAAGGAGGATATAAGAAAATGAGACTTTGCGAACTAACTAAAATCGTGCCCATACTGGCAATTGCCGATCATACTTCGGGCGTAACTATGGATGCATTCTGTATGAAGGACTTTGGCCACGCAACTATAGTATTCACATTTGCTGCTCTAACTGGAGATTATGTCCTGACGGTAACGCAGGGGGCTACTGCTGCGGCAAACACAGCGGCTTTGCCCTTTGACTATACCTATACCGAGACTGATATCGATAGTGATGGAGCAGAAACTTGTATTGCTCTAGCCAATGATGCAGACGGTGTTCTTAGTCTAGCGGATGGCACCTATGATAACAGGATGCTGATTATAGAGATTGATGGCAAAAGCCTGACAGATGGCTATGATTGGGTAGATATGCGTCTTTCCAATGATGGGGCTGGCTATGCTACAGCTTTGCTTATTCTAAGCGAGCCACGTTATGCATCAGACTTGGGTGAGACGTGTCTAAGCTAAAATGAAGCGTAAACAGCGCAAGAGGAATCGAAGGGGGAGAGTTGACAAAGCTCTCCCCTATCCTCAAAGAGATAAAATGATGCGCTCACCTGGGGTGAGCAAGGCGGAACCACCGCCTGAAACGCTAGAAGCGTATGGATAAGGAGGAGAAATGCCATTAACAAACATAAGGTCTCGCTGGGATGGCGGGGACCTGATTTTCCATGAAGCAGGAAACCTGGCCACTGCTGGCGAGATTATGAAAATTGGCGATGACGCCATAACGATTGGTCAGGTGGGTCAGGATATAGATGTAATGATATATCTTGGCGCCGCCGACAAATACGTCAAGTTTGATGCCGGCACATCTACGATGACCATAGCAAAAGTCGATGTAGATTTATCGGCGGATTTGACGGTAACAGTAGAGGACATCTCCATAGCACAGGGTAAGTTCCTCTATTTCGATGGGCAGAGTGGTGGTGAGTACATGACATCTGATGCCGCAAATTACTTGATGATAAACGCCACAACGGGCATAGATATAGCCATTGGCGGAACAGATGAGCTTAACATCACCGCTTCAGGGATTGACTTCAACGACAACAACATAACCGCAATGGGTGATATAACTTTCACGGCGGGTAGTAAATTAGCTGCTGGTTCCACTAATACCGATACCTTGATAATCTATGCTGGTGGTCTTTCGGGAACAGCTTTCATAACTCTGACCTCCGCTGATACCGATGTTTGCACGATGGAAGCAATCACTATGAAAGGTATTTGGTTAGCAGACGGAACGGTTACTATGCCCGCCCTGACTCTTGGTGGGGCGATAACTGGTGGTTCACAGAATGTAACCAACTTAGGGACTATAAATGGATTAGCTATTACCGCTAACACTGGGGCAGTAACTAGTGGTTCTTGGACAGCTACGGTGATTGACCCTGCTTATGGTGGAACGGGTGTAGCTAATAACGCGGCTTCTACTCTAACCATATCCGGCAGTTATGCTACCACGCTAACTGTAACTAATACAACTGGAGTTCAGTTACCTACAACTGGTACGCTGGCAACGCTGGCTGGATCAGAGGAACTTGACAATAAGACCCTTGATAGCTCTGTGGGCAAAGGAACTTGGACTGCTTCTGGAACTTGGACTTTGCCTGCGATTACTCTTGGTGGGGCAGTATCAGGCGGAGACCAGACTTGGACAGGCGTAGGGAATATGACTTTCACCGATGGCAGTATCATAGCCGCTATTGATGGTGGGGCTACTTCCTTAGTCTTTAAAGCTGGTGGTGTAGATGGAACTACCTTTATTACCTTAAACAGTGTAAGTGCTGGCACCGACAATATGGTTCTTGGGAAGGCATACTTCTATGATGTAGGCGGAGAGTCTATTGAGAGTAGTGGGTCTGTCCTGACAATCACTGGGCCAACAATTGCCTTAACTGGTGCGGTAACAGGGGATACGTCACTTGATGTAACCTCAACCTCTCCAACCACTGCCGAAAATGCGGTAGCTGGTATTGTGACTATAGGAGATGACTGGGCAAGCGGTGAGATAAATGCAGCTTATGGTAAGGTTACGGTAACTCCTAGTACGGGGAATACTTATAACTGTGCTGGTGGACACTTTGAATTGAGTTTGGTTGGTAGCCCTGCTCTTGGGCTAGGGCTAATGACACCCTTAATGGTTAAGTGTGATTCTACTGGAGCCGCACCTAACGCTGGCATAGTTATAGAGATGTATCCTCACGGTGCCTCTGCTACTTTTGCCAATACTCCATTCATCGCCTTTGTTGACTATGCAACAGATTCGGGAACTGTAACCGACTACTTATTCGAGGTAGGTCACGCCCCAATGGGGGCTACTTGTTCAACTGGTTCTACTCACCTTTACCATGAGGAAACCCTAAAGATAATGGTAAATGGTAGTGCCAGGTACTTACCGCTATCAACGGCTGAGGGAACTTACACAACGGCTTACCCGATTACTTCAACCTCTACGATAAATACCACCCTGACTGGCGGATCGGGTAATCAGATAGGCTCAACTGCTTCCATTGCTGCGACAGTCGATTATGCAGGTTGGGCAGTGGGTTACTTTGGCACAGTGAACCTTTCGGCTGTCAGTGGT